CTGTATCATCTACTTCACAAGGTCTATCTAAATAAATTTTGATAACACCTGCACCTGTTGTTGTAGTTTGGATGCAAATTCCTGCAAATACTCCATCAATATAAACAGGGTCACCAATTGAATAATATGTCGTTAAAGTGGCTGCAGTAATATTTCTATTCCCTGAAGGACTAGAAGTTACAGTCCCTACATCCTCAAATGTAGTTTCTAAGGTATGGCCGTGGTTAATATCTACTCTAGCCAAAGTTAATGGAACATAAGGGGCCAATTCAATTTTAGTTTCAGTATCGCTTGTGCTAATATCTAATACACTAAAATCAATTAGAGTATTAACTACATCAAATGTCTGTTCTCTAGAAGGAGTATCATCTGTATTGCGTAGCCTAGATTGGAAGAATCTATCGTTTTTCATATTTGTTGGGTGATGAATGGGATAGCCTAATGCATTTGCATTATCATCGCTAGAAGTCCCTACTAGACTAGTTCCATCATTACCACTTGAATCTAATGCTGTTCCCGAATCAAATAATACACCTTTATTAGCAGAACCCTCTAAGGCAGTTACAGTCCTACTTTCTGAAAGATTTGCTGTTAAGGCTTTGTTAAAAACATAAAATTTATTTTCACTAACATAAATAGACACGTTAGAGTTACCGTATGAAGCCACCCTAGCACGGTCTTCTAAGGTAACTGTTGCCGAAGAAACATCAGAAGCGGCCCTTCCAACATATGCTAACACACCATTTGAAAATCTCGCATAAATTTCATCGCCTGCGCTAATGTCTGAAGTGCTTGTATTTAAATCAAATGTGTTAGCAGACCCTTTTAGGTAGTTTCCTGATGTAACCACAGTTCTACTAATATTTGATAGGGTATTATAAAATGATTTTGACGAGTAAATCATATCTCGTGAGAAAAGTTTATTTGAATTAATGATTGGTGAAAGTAGTTTTCTAATATTACTTCTCCCTTCTAGTTTAACAAAGGTCTGACCAAACTCTTTTGTAGTTTCAATAGATTCAACTGCCCCATCAAATCTTTGAATAAAGAGTTGATATTTACCTAGACAGTATTTTAAGGGGTTGGAATCATAACCATCACCTGAGAAAGAAAGTGTTAGAGTTTGTTTATCCTTATCAGATGCGGAAATAGACGCATATAAAAATTTAAAGTTCTTTCTTTGGAAACGAATAGACATATTTGTATCTCTTCCTTCAATAATATTAAAATTAGTCAATAGAGTATTATCAGTTGAGTTATAGGCTCTTCTGCTTAGTGTCCCGGAAAGGCTTTCTAAATTAGTGCTGTTTGTTAACTCCCCTTCTGTTTCAAGTCTACTAAATTCTTCAAAGGTAATAGTATTTGTAGTTACAGCAGAAACAATAACAATTCTGTTTCCAATTTTAATTTCATCAGTAACGTTAATCATTGTTGATAAATCTGCATAATCTGAAATTACTGTGTATGCTCTAGAGCCGGTGTGGGAATCTAGTTCTGCTTTAAGTTCAAAAAAGTCTGTAAAGTTTCCATTGTGGACAACATGTCTTGCTCTTAAGGCATCTTCTTCTGTTACCTTTTTAGGATAAACGCGATTATTATCAATAATTTTAACTTCAGCAAAACCTGCCCTAGAACCGATAGAATCGGTAACTTCCGACTCAATAACCCCTACTGCAACATTACAGTATTCAGGAGAAAAATCATAATGTAGATATCTAGTTGGTCCTGTAAGTGCAATTGTTCCAGAAATATCATTATCGTTTTGTCGCCTTGCATTATAAAAAACGTCTTCATAGTCTGTAAAATCTTCTGTGGGTAAAGAATAAGAAGACTCTTGAGGAACAGGTGTTCCCGCTACGTCTTTATTTCTTAAAACATCAGTTAAAGAAACCTTCAATGAAAACGGGCTGTAGTCTACAACAGCACTTGAATAATCCTGCTCAACTAAAAATGCACTCTTGATTGAATTTACAGTTACAGATGAACCACTAGTAGTAGAGTTACTCTGAACAAAATATTTTGTATTGTGGTCTAGTTCTCCCTCATTATTTACCTTTGTCTTTTCAATATAGAATAAAGGTCTTGAGCAAACTAAATCATTTCGAAGAGAGTCATCAATTCCTGCTGAAAAAGCAACAGCATTAGAAGTGATAAGAGGTCCTTTAAATAACATAAATTTTGTGCCTTTAGGGACTTCATTTCCTAATTTAGGATTAAATTCAAAAGAATCTCCATCAGCGTCATCAGTAAGTGTTTCTGTAATTCTAGCAAAATGATGCTTATTAGCGTCATCCGAATGCAAAAGAACGAACCAATAATGAGTATCATTAATAGTTAGACTTACACCTTCTTGGCTAAAGGCATTAAAATTTTTGATAATGTGCCCTTGAGTAGTTGCTAAATTAGTATATTCTGTTAAAAGTCCCGCGCTCGATGAGATTTCATCAAAAGTTAGGTCTGCACTATCGTCGGTTTGAACAATAGTAAAGTGTTTGGCAGATGCACTAACAGAAGTATTCGTTTTAATTCTAGGGTTGGTTGGGCAGTTAGTGTTAGTGTCCGAAGTAGAACCTTTATTGAGAACAGTTAGAGCCATCACAAATCAGTCTCCTCGAATCTCAAATAAATCAGAGTATTGTTTAAATTTGGGGTTAAGTTAGATAGGGAAGGAAAATCTCTTTTAGGTAAATTCGTAATAGCGATTTCATGTAGTTCTCCCATAAACTGTTGATTAGTGCTAGCAGAATTATCGCCTGTCCCTCCTGTTCCGTTTGCTCCAATAAAATAAGACTCTTTATCAAAAGCAAAGGTTCCAGAACCAGAATGTGTTGAAGCCTTAATTTTTTTACCATTAAAAATAATGTCTACAATATTATTTCCAGAATGATAAACTACTCCAACATGATAAAAGGAGTTAATGTAAGAAGGTTCGACATAACTAGGAAGAAACAGGCCATCCCCGGTGCTTAACCCCGGAGTATATGCAGAGAGGAGATTGATTGCTGAGGCCGTTTTGTTGTTGATGGTCCCGACCTTCACAAAGTCAATTCCTGACCGAGCATACACGTCCTGACCCCCTCCCTGAACAAAAGAGGTCGTCGGACTACAGTTGATTTGGACTCCCGAACCTGAGTAAGTGCTTGAAACGGTTGAAACCTTATCATAGACAAATTGCCCCGTTTTATCGAAACCTTGCTTATCTAACGCTGCGTATTGGTATTGAAAGCCCGAATCTGGACTAATTGCATAATCTGAAGTAAAGGTATTTGTTGTCCCACCAATAACCATCGCTACTTCAATTTTGTAATTAGCAGGATTATTTTCATTATGTCCTGTATCATTAACTAGATAAATCTTAAGTGAAGTGCTATGAAATAAAGCCATTTTGTGATTTAGCCTATCTGCTCCTCCTGAATCATAAGTCTTCAAATATAAATTGCTTTGATAATTTGAAGCCGTTCCATCACCAAAGGCAACAGGCAAACCGGGCATAATTTTCTTTGAGTTTGCGATTGTTCTTACCGTATCGCCTGACCATTTACCATAGCCATTTACATCATAAGGAGTAACAACTGCTTCAAAACAAAATGAACCTTCGTGGTCCCAAATACCATAATCCGTTGTTGCTACATTTGCAGCATAATCAACAGTAACAAAGCCATTACACATAACAGGAAAAACAAGAGAGCGTTGTTTTCCTGTTAAAATGTCATACATTTTATCACCTCAAGGAATAATTGTTGCAACTTCAAATTCCATTGAAAAAGAAATTTCCACAGTATCGGCTTCAAGGGGAGTTCCGAAAGAACGAACAAATCCTTTTAGACCTGCATGGTTTCCCGCAGCGGCGTCAACTCTTGTAGGGAAGTTTAAAGCAACCGGAACATCCGTATTGTCCAAAAATCCAGAATCACCTCTTGCTCTAAAAGACCAAGGAATATCTACAGTTGTTGCGTGTTGAGTATATGTTTCATCTACTTTAGAAGGAATTAAGATAACTAGTTCTGTAATTGCTTGATGGTCAGCAAGAGCCGTTGAATCAACAGATGAATGAATTAACTGAGCAATTTCTTGTGCCGTCATTTCAAATGCTGTCCCGTGTCGAGTAATCGTTCCATCAACGATAAACCCATTG